CTGATCTACATTCCCAAAAATACAGCTCACCACTGCAAGAAAGGTTAAGTAATGGCAAAAGCCAAAAGTAAAAATCCAATGGGCAGACCAAGATTTGAGATTACTCCAGAAGTCCTAGAGAAAACTGAAAGCCTTATGGCAAAGGGTCTAACAGTAGAGCAATGCGCTGGAATGCTGGGCATTTCACAGTCAACTTTTTATCTTTATCAGGCAGAGTTTTCGGAGTTTTCGGACACTATAAAAAGAGGTCAGGCCCGTGGCATAGATGCCGTGACCAATGCACTCTTTGAAAATGCCACTGTGGATCGCAACGTGCCGTCCATCATCTTCTTTTTGAAGAACCGGGCAGGCTGGGTCGATAAGCAAGAGATCGCAGCCACGGTAGATCAGAACCACATCATAGATTTAACGAGGATTAGCGATGACCAGCTCGAATCAATTGAGGCAGCATTTAGCAGGATTGAAGATCGAACAGGTGAGAGCGGAGCGTTACCGCAGATCATTGAGGGAGTTTACGAAGGCAGCTTGGCCGACGATTGAACCGGGATCTGACTATGTTTCTGGTTGGCACTTGGATGCAATCAGTGACCACCTGCAAGCCGTGGTAAATGGCGACATCAAGCGCCTGATCATTAACGTGCCGCCTAGACACTCAAAATCTATCTCTACAGCCGTTGTGCTGCCTGCATGGACTTGGACTCAACAGCCACATAAAAAATTCCTTTACGCATCCTACAGCGCCTCTCTGTCGATCAGGGATAGCACCAAGTGCAGGAGGTTGATTGATAGCCCGTGGTATCAGGCGCACTTTGGCGACAAGTTCCACTTGAGTGGAGATATGAATCAAAAATCTAGATTTGAAAACAGTCAGAACGGCTATCGGCTCAGTACATCAGTTGCCGGGTCACTCACAGGAGAAGGTGGCGATATTATCGTCTTGGACGACGTACATAACGTAGTAGAATCAGACAGTTACAAGGTTCGTGAGGGTGTTCTGGAGTGGTGGGATCAGGCCATGCAGACACGCCTTAACGACCCGCGCACCGGAGCATTTGTGGTGATACAGCAACGTGTAAATGAGAGAGATATAACGGGACATATTCTGGCAAACGAGCTGGGCGATGAGTGGGATCACCTTATGCTGCCTGCTAGGTACGAAATAGGTCACCCGACACCTATGAGATCCAGCCTTGGCTTCACAGATCCGCGCACCAAGGAGGGTGAGCTGCTTTGGCCTGCACGTTTTGGCGAGAAGGAGCTATCAAAGCTAGAGCGCAGCCTTGGCTCCTACGCAGCCGCTGGGCAGCTACAGCAACGTCCTAGCCCAAAGGGTGGTGGTATCCTGAAGTCATCATGGTGGATGCCGTGGGAGAAGGCAGAAATGCCGCCAGTCGAATATGTGCTGCAATCATGGGATACCGCATTTGAGACAAAGGAAAGTTCTAGCTTTAGTGCCAGAACTACTTGGGGCGTTTTTCGTCACAAGGGCGCAATGTGTGCCATCGTGCTGGAGGCTTGGTATGACAAGGTCAGCTATCCAGAGCTACGCAAGATCGCACAGGAATCTTACGAGGAGTGGGAGCCAGATGCAGTTCTCATAGAGAAGAAGGCGTCAGGAAGTAGCCTCCTGCAAGACTTGCGTATGGCTGGAGTTCCAGTATTGGCATATTCACCAGATCGTGATAAGGAGGCGAGGGCGCATGCCAGCTCCGCACTTTTAGAAGATGGAAGAATATACTACCCATCTGACAAGCGTTGGGCGAAAGATTTAATAGATATATGTGCAGCATTCCCAGCGCATGCCAACGACGACATAGTAGACACATGCACCCAAGCGTGGTTAAGATTACGAAAGGGTTGGTTCATAGAACACAGTACCGATCCAGAAGAAGACGAAATAAACGAACCCAAGAGGATGACGATGTATGGCTGATCCAAAAATTATCCCGTTCGCTGAAGGCTTACCAGACGACAGCTTAATGGTTGAGGAGCTGCCAGACGGCGATGTTTTGGTTGGTGATCCAGAGCTGGACATGATGGACGAAGTTGATTCCGCGCAGTTCGACATAAATCTTGCAGAGACAATCGACGAAAAAGAACTATCGCGAAAAGCGCGTGAGCTGGTCAGCTTTTACGAGAATGACCGCGAAGCTAGATCCGAATGGGAGGAGCGGTACAAGGATGGCCTCCGCACCCTAGATCCAGACGGTGGAATGGATGAAGGCGAATCTGAGCGCGCCACACGCGGATTGTCCGTTGTGGTACATCCTCTGATTGCGGAAGCTGCCACGCAGTTTAACGCCAAGGCAATCGCAGAGCTTTACCCGTCAGGTGGCCCAGTTAAATCTGTGATCATTGGAACGCCAGATCCAGAAGTCGAAGAGCAAGGTCGCCGCGTCCGTGAGTTTATGAACTACCAGATCACGCAGGAAATGCCTGAGTATTTCCCTGACCTCGACCAGATGCTGTTCCACCTGCCGCTGATCGGCCACACGTTTAAAAAGGTTTGGTGGGACGCTAACCTAGACCGCCAGTGTAGCCAGTTCGTAAAGGCTGAAGATTTCGTCGTGGCCCCTGAGAGCAAAGATTTATACACCAGCCCACGCTACACCCACGTCATCCGCATGCCGAAGAATGACTTCAACCGCTACGTCAAGAACGGATACTACCTGCCGACAACGTATGGGTCAGGCGATAGCATGGATCCGTCAGGAGATGTGATAGGTGAGATCGAGGGCGTAGATCAGTACGACGACAGCAATGACGACGTAATGACACTGCTCGAAATGCACGTCTACGATTTGTTCGATGGCATTGACGGCGAGGAAATGGATGACGACGACGAGGACGACAACGCAGTGGCGATCCCATATGTCATCACGATTGACTATGACAGTCAGGCTGTCGTGGCGGTTCGCCGTAACTGGAAGGAAGACGACGAGCTGAAGAAGCGCCGCGACTGGTTTGTGAGCTATAAGTTCCTACCAGGCTTGGGCTTCTACGGCTTCGGCTTGTACCACATGATTGGCGGATTGGGCAAAGCGGCGACAGGATCTCTGCGCGCATTGCTCGACAGTGCCGCATTCTCGAACATGCAGGGTGGCTTTAAGCTGCGTGGCCGTGTCCAGGGCGGCGACATGCAGATCAGCCCCGGTGAATTTGTTGACCTCGATAGTACGGTTGACGACGTAAACAAGGCGATTATGCCACTGCCGTTTAAGGAGCCGTCGGGCTCTTTGTTTAACTTGCTTGGATATATGGTTGACGCCGGCCAGAGATTTGCCAGCACCGCCGATTTAAACATTGGCGACGTGAACCCGAATGCGCCAGTTGGCTCAACGGTTGCGTTGATCGAGCAGGGCTCCAAGGCATTTAGCGCAATTCACAAGCGCCTGCATTACGCGCAGGGCCAAGAGTTTAAACTCCTTGCGGATCTGAACGCTGAGAACCTCCCCGATGAGTTCAGTTTCTCGCGGGCGGGAGCTGCGGAGATTATCTACCGCGCCGACTTTGATGATCGGATCGACATTGTCCCAGTAAGCGATCCGAACATATTCTCGACAGCCCAGCGCATCGCGCAGGCACAAGCTGTCTTGGAAATGGCGCGATCAGCTCCGCAGTTCCACGACTTATACGCTGCATACAAGCGGATGTATGAGGCGATCAGAATACCCAACATTGACGAGATTTTGATAAAGCCCGAAGAGGCTGTGTTGATGGACCCGATTGATGAGAACATGAGCGTCCTATACGGCAAAGGCATTCGCGCATTTCCAGAGCAGGATCACGAATCGCACATCGCGGTTCACATGCAGTTTATGCAAGATCCGTCACTGGCGGGGAACCCCGGCGCCAAGGCTATGCAGCCGGTGTTGATTGCCCACATCGCAGAACACATTGCGCTGTTGTATCGTCAGCGGATGGAGGCCAGCATTGCCATGCCAATGCCGCCACTGCCAGACTTTAAAGATCCAGAGTTCAAGTTTAAGGCAGTTGACCCAGAGATGGATCGCCTGATTAGCCAGCGCGCGGCGCAAGTTGTGCAGGCGGCTCCACAGATGAAGCAGATACAAGCACTCACTGGTGGCCAACAGCAGGGCCAAGGACAGGGCAATCCACTGCAATATGCACAGCAACTCGCGCAGCTTGAGACAGAGGCTCTGAAGGCCCGTACACAGGCGCAGATCGAAGCTGATCGAGCCAAGGCGAAGTCCAGCATTGAGATCAAGCAGGCCGAGGCCCGCCAGGACATGGAGATCGATGCAGCCAAGGCGCAGCAAGACATGCAGGCCAAGATCACCAAGTTGCAGGCAGAGTTACAGCTTGAGCGCGAGAAGAACGCAGCTAAAATGCAGATGGAGGCAATGAAGAATGCAAATACCCCCACCAACATATAGCGATCCATCGCAAATGTATAACTTGCCGCCAATTAACCCCGGCGCATTTGGGGCATTGCCGCAGGAAGGCCCACCGCAGGAGGGTGGTCAACCCCAAGCTGGAGGCCCACCGCCACCTGGCGGCGAAGCCCCAATGGATATGAACAAGTACCTTATTGATAAGGTCATGGAGATAAAGCGGCGAATGACT